AATTAACATAATAGTTCTCCTTACAATTGAGATTCTATTATACATTAAATTAGGTCACTTGTCAAGCCGTCTGTTGTATTTTAACAACGCTGTGTTTTGTGGTATCATCCAACGGATATCACCGTCCAATTAAAATCTTTTGACTTTCCTTGGCACACTATCTTTATAGTCTTCATAATATTCATTGAATTCTCGATTCTTCAATCTTCTTATCTCGGCTTGGTCATGCCGCTTCTTTTTCTTCACTACAAAATTATAATCATCATTATAGTCTTTTTCCGTGCGGAACTTTCCTACTGATTTACTCACTTCTTATTCTCCTATTTCATGGTTTCAAATGTTATGCCTCTGATTTTAGTTTCAGGCATATTGTGCATATCCTCTTGCGAGACATATGTAATTTCGGAATTGGGATAACATATTTTTATTAGTTTGAGTAATTGGCAAACTGTGCCATCTGTATCATTGAATGTAAAGATTTCGTCAACATATTTTAAACTTTTTACTATTTGGCTTCTTGTTTCAAAGTCTTGTAAATACCCACCTTGTGTATATGCCATCCACCAGTCGGAATGAATACCGACAACCAACAGGTCACCTTTTTTCTGGCATCTTTTTATAAAATTTAAATCCTCAATAGTTAGAGAATCAAATGTGCCACTTATAACTGTGATTCGGTCTTTGCGGTTCATTTATGGTAATAGGTCTGGAAAAGCCTCTTTAACAAATTTATAATCTAATCCTTTGACGCCTTGGTCTTTTTGGAAAATACCTAAAACGACTTCAGCTTCACGGGGTTCAAGTGCTTCCAGTAGTTGTAGTAATAATTGTGTTCGTTTTTGTTCTGTTAATTGTTCGGCCGATGGATGGCCTTTTTGGAACAGATACAACTTTCTAAGTTCCGTGGATAACTGAGTACCAGAAAGTCCTGGTATCATATCAGTAGGAATCTTATAATTGTCTGGCATCTCTTTAATTAACCATTGAGAATTTGGATGATAGGTTAAGGCCAAAACATCAACAAGAGTTTTTGACAGATTCTTTTCGATTACTGCCATTCTCTCTTTTTTATTTTTAGCCAACTCAAACTCATCAAAAATTTCATATACATTTCTCATTAGAATTCCTCTATTACTTCCATTAAATTTTTCAGTTTATGCTCAATAAAATAATTCAACAATTTACCTTTAACAGGTTTTGTTTCTTCATAGGTATTTATGATTTTCTCTTTTATCTCAGTTGGTATTTTAGTCAAGTCAATAAGAGTTAAATTCCTAGTGTAGTTAATTCTATCACTATCATTCCAGTCTTCTGGACTTTCCTTTAAGTACTTATCCAATACTTTTTGTGTGATTGGTTTTTGTCTTAGGTCACGGACAAAGCAATCCGATGGAGAGAACATATTGGGTATGCCGTCACCCTTATCACCACGGATGACCTTCTCCTTCAACTCCAAATGTGGGTTTTCAGATATAACATATTTCTTCTGTGATGGATTATATTGTTTGACATTATTACCATACTGTTGTAATTGTAAGAAATCACCATCCGATGATAATATCAAAATCTTTTCATGGGCAGCATAAAGTGATACAAGCGTACCAATGATATCGTCTGCTTCGGCACCATCAACATCCAAGACTTTATATGGAAAGTTTTCTTTTAGTTCTTGTTTGAATTTAGCCAACATATCAAAAATTAAATGCCAATCTAAATTGGACTTATCACGGGTTTTCTTACGATTGGCTTTGTAGAATGGAAAATATTCTTTGCGCCAGTATTTACGGTTGTCGCAACATAATACAACTTCACCATAATTAGCTTTAAAGTTCTTAACGTGTGTACGGATAATGTTTAACACCATATGTCTTATAAGGTGTTCATCTAGTTTGCCTTTTTGATTGGCAATTTGTGCCATCAGGCCTGCCAATAGTACCTGATTTAAATCAACTAAAATCATAATAAACTTTCAAGTTTCAAAGTTATATTGTATCACATATCTTCAAATTTGGCAAGCGCATCTTGGTAGAATTTTTCAGAAGTGGTAGTCTTTCTAGAAACGATACCGTACCAACCTGATTCGATTAAACCCGATATATACTCTCTTGGGTCGGAGAATATTGCCTCAAACGTATCAAAATTTTTAACAAACACTTCTTCATCATCTTCACCATCATCTTGAAACAGGATAATATGCCACTTGTTACCAACATCTGTAAACTCTACTGGAGTGCCCTTATTCTTATATACATTGGATTGTATATGAATATTATCGTTATCTGTAGGCATAAAAAATATTGCATCGAATTCAGTTAATTCTTGCATTGCACCTATCATTATAGTCCTTAATATGTGATTTTCTAACTCTTACCATTATCCATGTATTGTAATAGTCATCAGATTCCATTACACCACGAATAAATTGTTCTTTCGCTTCAAGATAACCACACTCACCTTTTGAGTGGCAAAGGTGTATAATCTCTCTACTAAAGTTTTCTTGGCCTAATGATAACACATCTTTACATAGTTCGGCACTACTTCCGTAGTAAGTTTGCCAATTACTAGATACTTTGTATTTCTTTTTTTTACCTTTGATTTGTTTGGTTTTGGCAGAATAGAAAAACTTTTTGCCTATGTACTTTTTATTATTCGTGAGATTAATAATCTCATATACGAATCCGTAATTATCACCAATCAAATCTTCAGTAAAGTCTTCACCATTATATTTCCAGTTTAGTCCCATTCCTTATCTTCCAAATCATCTTCATCCTCTATATAGTCTTCAGATAATTCTTCGATAATTTCTCCACAGAATGGACAATGTTCCGGTAGTTCTTGCGAAACTAATTCTTCTGTAAATTGAATTGAATATGTTGATTCACAACTTTGGCAATCGCCAGTTAATGATTTTTCGGTCATCACATTTCCTTAATGAGCCCAAACATCACCCCAATCTCCAGATAAAGCTCCCTTAGCATAATCAGTTGCTCTATTCTCAAAGAAGTTGGTATGTGTTGGTGCGTTAATCATTTCCTCTACCCAAGGTAAAGGATTCTTTTTCACTTTAAACACACCTTTTAATCCCAATGAGATTAGTCTACGGTCTGCAATATAACGAATATACTTTTTAACATCCTCGGATGATAAATCTTCCATAGCACCCATTTGGAATGCTAAGTCAATAAATTTATCTTCCAATTCAACCATTTTCTCAGCAATGGTATATAAACGACTTTTCAATTCATCGTTCCATATTTCATTGTTCTCTTGTATATATGTCCTAAACAATTTCACCATGTTTTCAGTATGTTGAGTTTCATCAACAATAGACCAAGTAACAATCTGTCCCATGCCTTTCATCTTACCGTGGCGTGGGAAATTCAATAACATAATGAAAGAGGAGAATAACTGCATACCTTCAGTAAATGCACTGAACACGGCGATATGAGTTGCAGTATTCTCTTTAGTCGAATTCTGACCTGAAATGTTCATCACATAATCATGCTTCTCCTTCATTTCAGAATATTCCATAAACTCATTATAAGTTGTTTCTGGTAATCCTAGAGTTTCAATTAGGTGTGAATATGCGGCAATGTGTAATGCTTCTCTTGCAGCAAAACCCAACAACATCATTCTTATTTCCGGCTGCGGAAAGTAAGGTAGATAATTGTCCACATAGCCACCCGCAACATCAATATCTCCTTGAGTAAAGAAGCGAAATATATGGGTGAGAAATTGTTTTTCTTCATTTGTTAATTTTTTCTTCCAATCTTTAACATCTTCCATCATCGGAACTTCTGTATGTAACCAATGTGATTGCTCGTGTTTTAACCAAGCATCATAAGCCCAAGCATAATTAAATGGTTTGAAATATGTTCTACTTTCCGTTATGTCTGAACTTGTTTTTTTTATCATGTTGCCCATTCCCTTAGTTGACTGGCTGGTTTTGAACCGACCATACGTTTTACTTCTATATTTTCATCTAACATGACAAGACATGGTACAGAACGAATGCCATAATGATTGGCAATTTCTTCATGTACATCAATATCAATCACTTCAACTGGCATTTTTAAATTAGCCCGTTCTAAATTTTCAGCCAATGTTTTACAAGGCTGACACCATGATGCTGTAAATCTCAATATTCTTTTCATGTTATCTTCCTCACTTTTTCCATTTTAGGTTCAATCTTTGGTTCTTCTGTAACTGGAGGTTGTTCACTTTGAATATACAAAGGAAATAATTTCCATCCAAAACTCTTCCAGTACTTATGTATGATGTTATTGATAACAACTGCGGCTGCCACAATAACAATAAAACCTAATGCCGTCAAAATACTTCCAGCCAAAAAGACTGCTGCCTGATCCATATCCATTATTTTGTCTCCTTTTTTTCTATAGGTGGTGGAAAATACGGCTCAATTATATAATGTGTGGAAGTCCACCATCCAAATGCCGTAATCATACCAGCTACAAATATTTCTAAAATCATCATTATATCTCCAAAAATTCATCAACTAAGTCCAACAAAATTTCATGATGTCTTCCTTCGTGATATTTACCTTTCATCCAAGAGTAACTATCATACCAAAATTGTTCACTCTCAGGATGACAACCAATTAACATTATATTTTTTTGTTTGATTGCCATAGGATAACCAGTAGTATCATATGCAGCAATCATCTTATAACTTCCATGACCAACAAAAGTTGGACCATCATAGAAGAACATATCTTCATAGTGTCCCTTAAACCAGTTTGTTGGCATATTCTTTGCATGAGGTCTTCTAGTGCAGGTGTTAGGTTGTTTAATATACTGAACAACATCTATTTCGTCAAGTATATTAAAGTAATCTTTACCAGCCCAATAAGCACCCATACAGATACCAAGATACTTGCCACCATTATTCACATAATCAACAACCACATCTTTATTCTTCTTCAGTATTGTATCATATGAATCTGAATCTCCGAAACCTCCAGGAAAAACAACCATATCAATATCATCAAAGAAACCTTCTTCAACTTCATTCTTTGAAAATAGTTTGAAGTTGAAATGTGGTGATAGTGCTTTCATTACACCATTGGTTGATTG